TCTACATAAACAGTTGTCCATGTTCCAACCATGTCATCAAAAAAGCCTAATTGTTGTTGAATTTTTCTAGCTTCTGACCAAGACTTAGGATTCTTTTTAGCTAATTTTTCCCATAAATTATATTTTTTTCTTAATTCTAATTTTTCTTTATATGATTCTTCAACTTTTTTATATCCAAGTTCAACCATAAGATTAATGTATTCCACATCATATTTTATATGGAAATCTTTTTGTGTATCTAATATCCAATGATGAATAAATAAATAATGTTCAGTGTTGTTCCAATTCACTCTTTCATCACCACCATTAGCTTCTTGTTCTATAGAAGCGTAACAAGTTCTACCTACTCTAAGTTCACAGTAAAAAGAAATACCTTGCCTACCTTGTCTATGAGAAAGTTTTGAAACAGTAATTGTTTTTGTTTTTGTTAAAGTTGTCATTTTTTAAGTCCTAAAAGATAGCGTTAATAATTTTTTGTGTTGCTTCGTCTATTTGCTCTGGAGCAATACGGCAGTTAAAGCCATATATTTTATAAATTTCACAACCGCCAATAATTCTTTGGTGAGCTGTTAATTTACCGCCTAACTCAATTTCGATTTCTTTGAGAAGGTCTTTTGCTGAAAAATTCATTTTGCGAAAAGTTTTTAAAGGGTGGCTGCCTCCAGCCATACATTAATTATGACTCATTATTAGTAATATCGCAACTGTGAACATCTGTAGAACTACTTTATATTTAGTTCTCGTAACTTTTAGTACATAGAGGTTTACATTTGTCTATAGATGTATCATAATTAGTAAGCGGGAGAGGTTCCCGGTAAACACTTTTCTAATTTTATGGAACATTTACTTACACTTAGTCTTAATGACGAGCAGCTAGAAAACCTTGAAGGCATTCTGCTGGAAGCGAAAGAAAGCCTACCCGGTGACGAAGAAGAGTTTCAAGATGCTCATGAAGATAGCCCTGCTGGTACTATTCGAGAAATGATAGAACAGTTGGCTAAACAGACAAACAGAGGTTATGCAACTTCTGAGTACATGAACTGTGAGGTTTAAAGATGTCTAAGAATGTTACAGAACTATCTTTCGAGCATGGAGTCTTACTAAAGTCATACGATACTTTTGTTGCTGTCAAAAGAAAAGACGGCAATCACATGGTTACTTCAAAATGGCATAGCTCTACTACCACCCGCCAGATTAATAATTTTTTTGGTGGTAAAGAAATCACAGAAGAAGCAGCAAAGGTTTCACAAGCATTGCTAGATAACATGGGAAAATTTTTAGAGGCTTATCACAAATGAGAAATTTATTATTAATGATCGCAGTGTCAGGTTTGTTTTATACAACCTTATCTGGCACTTTACACGACATGACTGTTGCTGATTGCAATGCTGGTGTCGAAGCAGCTTGCAAGGAGATTTCACAATGAAATTTGAAAACACTGGAGATAAGTTTGAAACACTTTTCCAAGGTTTCTATCTTTTATTTGGTTGTCCTACTACTAAAGACCGAGATGAAGTTAGCAGAATGATTTGTATTATGCTTATGGATTCTGAAATTACCAAAGAACACGCGCAACAAGCGTGTGAAAGAGCAGTTACTGCTCACCTAAATGAAAAAAAATTGGAGGCAACTTTTAATGGCTGATTTTGATTATCAGAAAATGCACGATTATGTCAGTGCTGACCCAGAGGTAACAAAGCTCAGAGAAAAAAGAGTTTTAAATTACAAAAAAATTGACAGTTTAAAAACTTCTGCTAATAGCCACATAGAAAAAATGAACGGCTTGTATTTAGCAAGAAAAGCAACAACTTCAAATATTCAATATGAGCCTGCTGGTTCTGAGGCAGATGAAATACTTGAAACTATTACTGGTCAATGTTCTGAATGCTGGGATGCTGATTGGCAGCAAGCGGTAGAAGTTGTTTTTGATGGACAACTAAGTTGTTCGATTGCCATTGCTAACATTGCAAAACAAATTTACAGGCTTACAGAGGATATTGCCATTATTAATGGTTGTGTTGACACGATGGAAGACGAGCTAAGAAAACAGTTCAGAAAACAATTTTTTAAAGATCAAAAAGCTACTAAGGAAATAGAACAATGAAGCAGTTAGATTTCACAAACCCACAACTTCAGCAATGGTTGGAGTCGTGTCCATTTCAAATAAGAAATGTCCAACAACTTTTTCTTGAGCCGAAACATCAAAAAGAAATCGAGTTAGTGGTAGAGATCCCGGTAGATCAATGTGCAGCTAATCTTGCACACTATGGATTAACACTCGGTAAAAAAACCAAAGAGTTAGAAGAAAGATATGAATTATTAGATAAACAATACAAGAAATTGATTGTTGCAGAAGTAAAAGAAAAGAATCCAGTTAAATTAATTCAATTAGAGGAAAGATCTTCAGCAATCTACAAACAAAGGCGAGCAATAATTACAGAGTTAAGGGCAATGATTGAGGCGGAGAAAACAGGTGTATAACTCTATCTGTTTAACTCTATTGGTCATAGCAGCATTTTCAAATTTGTTGCTGACCATTAAAAAAACTCGCAGAAGCCCTTAACTAATGCGAGTTCCCACCCTAGTCGCACTACTACGACCAATTCTATTATAACAATGATTATTCACGAAGTAGAACCGATTTCTGTAGATGAAAGTGTTTACAGGTCAGACCCAGCTTATAGCGCATCTGATCTAAAACTACTCGTACAGCAATCCCCAAAGGCATTATGGAACAGTAAGTTTAATGAACTTGCACCTCCAAGACTTGCCACCCCTGCTATGAAACTTGGCAGTATGGTACACAAGGCTGTTTTAGAGCCTGACGATTTCGACAATAAATATGTTTTTCTCGAAGAAAAGCGTACCAAAGAAGGTAAGAAACTAGCACTTGAATACGATGCTAAAGGTCTTTCTACTTTCAATAACAGCGATAAGAAACTTATCGACTCTATAAAGTTAGCTTTAACAGCCCACCCGGTGGCTCATAAAATTTTATCGAAAGGTAAAACAGAGCAATCATTTTGGTGGACACATAGCGCTACAGGTCTTGACTGTAAATGTCGTTGTGATTTGGTTCATAACGATATAGTTGTAGATCTTAAAACTTGTGGTGAAGGCGGCGCTAGTCCAAAACAATTTACTAAAACAATTGTGGGCTTTAATTACCACTTACAAGCTGCACACTACTTACAAGGAACTGGGGCTGATCGCTTCATCTTTGTAGCAGTAGAAAAAGTATTTCCTTACAACATAGGAATTTACGAAATTGACAATGAATTTATTGATTTAGGTTATGAACTCCAAGAACAAGCGCTTCTTAAAATATCTGAAGCAACTAAAACTGGAATCTGGCACGGATACACAGATGACTGTGCCGAAGGAATCCAAACCCTTGACAAACCCTATTGGCTTAATTCCAATGAATAAACCAGAATTTAAGGTCATGCAAATGACTCCAGAAAAGGCAAAACAAATCCTTGTTGCCAAAAATAGAAACAATCGTAGTATTAGACCTTCTAATTTAAAAAGGCTTACTTCTGCCATTGAAAATGGTGAATGGAAAATCACTAATCAAGGTATTGCTTTTGATTCAGAAGGAAACCTTATTGATGGTCAGCACAGACTTGCAGCTATTTTACAAACTGGTAAAACAGTTCCTATTTTAGTTGGAACTAATATGGACCCAAGAATATTTGACTGTGTCGATACTGGAACTGCAAGAACTGCTGGCGATGGCATAGACATTCTTGGTAGCAATCATGGTAAGACTATTGCCGCTGCAATTAAAACGTATTATTTGTACACGAAATGGCCTAAGCGTCCATGGTCTAGTACTGTTACTCCTACGTCAGCGCAGATTGTAAAAATTTACGAGGACAGGAAAGACACTTTTGAAGCAGTTCTTTCTGTACTTTCTAAAAAACATAAAAACTTTAGATGTTTTCCTAAAAGTGTTGGTTTATGTTTTACTATGATTTGTCTTGATGCTGGTTGGTCTGATATACAAATCTGGGAGTTTTGGGACGCGGTTACATTAGGTGCAAATCTTACACCAGATAGTGCAGTTCTTTCATTTAGAAATCAGCTAAATAATGTTGAATACCGCAAGCGCGGGTGGTATGCGTCAAGATTCATCTTGAATGCTTTTATCGTTTGTTTTAACAAGCACGTTCAAAACATTCCTACTATCAGGTTTATTGCTCCTAGACCTGACACAGATATGTACAAAATTCAAAAGCCAGAGCATAAAGAAACATCAATTTTGGAGGTAATTAAAGCGTAATGAAAAAACCTATTTTAAAAGGTGTAATTCAACCAGAAGATGTTTACAAAAAGGGTCAATACAAATATGTCTCTTGGGCTAGAACATCTGAATACTTAAACGAACTAGCACCGGGATGGCAGTTCCACTTAGAAATGCCACCTAGTGTTGAAGCTACTAATGTAATTTGGGTAGCGGGCGATGGCACAGGTTATCTAATGGGATATTTCACAGACCCAGAAGGTAAAAAAGGTGCATTATTTCCTTATTCAATAATGGATTACAAAAACAATCCTATTAAATATGAAAAAATTTCTGCAAGAGATGTCACAGATTCACACCGCAGAGCATTTGTTGCTACCGCTGCAAAAGAATTTGACCTTGGCAGTGAGTTGTGGACAGGTAATGAAATTACTAAAGCCACGACACAACCAGCAAATTACAAACGTGGAGGTGCAGAACCAAAACAAAATATAGCTGTATTAGCTCGCGATGCAATCGTAAAATCTACTACAGATAAAGAATTAGATAATCACGCCAATACTCTAGCTTCAAGACTAGATGAGGGTAAAATAAGTGAAGTTGAATATCTAAAACTAAACGATCTCATTACTTCTAGGAGGAAAGCATTAACAGCATGAAAACTATTGACACTCAATTCTTAACCTCAGATCAGCTTGCAGATAGGTATGGACTTAGCCCTGCCACTATAAAAGATTGGCGAGCAAAAGGAACTGGACCTGAATACTACACACTTCCCAGATATGCGATATCATCGGGTTCCGCAAGAGTTCGATACGAATTAGATAAAGTTCTTCATTGGGAAGAAACAAATAACATTACACCAAAAAACCCTTTTTAATTATGGCTAAAGTACAACCCGCTTTTAATGTTCGATTCAGAGTAGTCGACAACAATAGTGCAAACCCTAATGCACCAGAAAGAAATATGATAATGGATTTCACTTGCGAAAATGCTAAGAAAATGGCAGATTTCCTTATAAAAAAAATAGACGAGGCGAATCTTAATGACACCACAATAAGAATCTATACGGATAAGAAAGAGTTCACTGAAGAGTCTGGATTTTCCCTTTGGGGCGGTATGTGGGGAAATGGTGGCAGACTTCAGCCTTTACCACCAAAAGACGAATCTCAGGGCAATGTAGAGTCTAAAGATGACTTCCCCTTCTAGCTTTCCTTACAATCCTTATGAGGGTCAAATATTTTACGACCCTGATACTGAAAGAACTTTTGAATGCCAGTTTCGAGATCCTCTAGACCGAATGATTAATAAGCACCTCGCACATTATGTTTGGTGCGATATTACTGAAGATTGTTAATTTGAGGCTATAGATTTTATTATCCGCCCCTAGTTTGTGAATGGAAAGACAGCTAGGAATCAAATAATTATTTCTATGTAAGTCCTCAATCTTTGCCAAACAAAATATATTTTAGGCGCTTCATTAGAGGCGCTTTTTTATTCGATTTCTCTTTTAAATTAAATATCTGTTCTTGCTGCTGGCATATTATTTCTAAAGCACTAGCTATGAAATTTGCTTGATTAGAATTAGTTTTCAGTAGATGTATTGTGTATGGTTTTAAATCTTCTATATTGGTCAATTTTTTTATGGCAGTAATAGACTTCTTAACCTCAAACTCTTGTTCAAGGCTTACACCAGTAGTCAAAACTTTCATAATATCTTTCATTTTACCGGGAATAATTTTTCTTCCATCATTTTCACTATTGCATCATCAACGTCATTGTCTGATTTTGCAGCTAAATCTTTCAACAGTGAAACAGCAGCTTTACGCAAAGATTCAGACTTACCAAATTTAATAAACAAACCGATTAGAAATTTAGACATAATTTGTGTGTTTTCCCAAACATAGCACACGTTACTGTATCTTACCTTCTATTCTGCTAACCGCTTGCGATAACTTGTTTAATCTATTGTAAATATCTATTATTGTTTTTTCTCTTCGGTTACTCATATTAGATAGCACCATAACAAAAGCGGTAGCTGCTGCACCTATCAACGCTGCTTGTACCTCTGTCATTTGCTTAAATTCGTAATTATGTCTAGTATGACTAATAAAACAAGTTATGGCAGAAGAAATTAAAAAAGGTCCACTTCAAAAACTGAAGGAAAACATTACCGATAAGGAGGAGCAATTAGCCTTTATATCTGTAATCGTGAGACTTAGTGTTGTCGCTTGGAGTGGTTTCATAGTATCTCTTAACTACATATCTCTACCCGGTTACAGTAATGAACCAAAAGATATAACTTTTCCAGCAAGTTTGCTGACAGGTGCGCTTGCCAGTTTTGGTCTAGAGGGTGCTAAAAAAAGAGGTGATGGTACTTTTAAACCTGACGAAAAACCACTAAATAAGAAAGAAGTTGAAGCGTTACTAGCACAACAATCTGGTGGTTATCAAACAGTTAGAATTGAAACACCAATAAAAATTATTGGCACTAAAGTAGTTGACCCTAAAAAATGAAAAAACTTCTTCCATTTCTATTTTTGTTTTCAGCACCAGTTTATGCTGATATAACTTCTTCTATCAGTTCATCTGTAAAATTAGAAGTTTCGGCAGCAGCTACAGCAGCAGATCGTATTGGAAACTCATATAGTGTTTCTGGAACGGGAGTCAACACAACAGATGGTACAACAGCTGGAAGTATTGGAGGGTTAGGTGCAGCAACTAACGGCGTGAATGCTTATACACCAATTACTGCATCCCAGCTAACAGATGGCGAGAGCTTTAATTACACAGTTTCACATACTACTGGAGATACGATAGGGACAAGTCTTACTACTGGTGAAGTTTCAGCTTTTGGTGATATAACAAGTACTTCGGGAGGTACAGCTACAAACCTAGCTGGTACTGTAGATAATCACGTTATTACACTTACAGCCGGGTCGCAAGGTACAACTGCTACTGGACAATATGTAACTACAGTAACGGTAGACTAATGAGTTATGCGAAAGTTTGTATTACTATTATTTTTATATGTTTTACCAGCTAACTCGCAGCCAGTGGTGCCTAATTTTGTTACCGGGACAATGTCCAGCACTTCTAATACCACTACATCTATCACAGAAACTATTACATCAAAAGATTATCAAACTGGTTACGAATATTCAGCAACAGGAGTGGGTCTTACAAATTCTGGTGGGGATATGTCGCCAACAGCAACAGTTGTTAATGGCACAACAGGCGGTGTGACATATTCATGGACAGGTGCAGACTTAACAACAAAACCAGATTGGACTTTGAACTCTCCAACATCTGGCGCGGCCTTTCAATTTACAGAAAGTTACCATGGACCCGGTTTGTCCAACATCACAACAATAACTCGTCAAATAGAATCAGAATCCGTAGTTACAAGTACCTCTGTGTTCTCGCAATAGCTTTAAACCCTGCACAAGTCTTTGCGAATGCAGTGAGCCAAAGCAATAATGGCAGCGTCACGAATCAAGCAATACAAATGAACCAAGGGAATGTAGTTACTAATCATTACGGTGGGAATATTATTTGCCAAGGACCACAATTAACAATTTCACCTTTTTCTACTTTTGGCGTAAATTATAGAAAACCTTTTGAACACACTTATGAAACGCCAGTATATGACCCTACTGATATAGTTGGCGATTTTGATGATAGTGGTAACGCTATAGGAGATGGTACGCCTGATAATCCCGGTAAAATTTTGTATTATCAGCAAAATTATTCTGGCACTAACAAAGATAGTTATGCATTAAATACAGGAATCAGCGCTACTTTTTCTATTCCATTAGATAGAACGTTACAAAAACAATGCAAAGAAGCAGCTTCTACACAAATATCAATCCAAAAACAAACTTTAAAAAATAAAGAATTAGATTGGCATATTGCGAGAGTTAGAGAATGTGGAAAATTAAAGCAAGAAGGAATCTTAATAGCTAAAACAAGCGCATTTTTTAATATTTGTAAGGATGTATATTTAGCACCAAAGGCGAATCAAATATTACCGCACAAACACGAATTAAAAATTAAATGAACAACTGTTTGGGAGCCTAAACCCCTACGTTTAGGGACAGCAAACTTCAAACCTTTTACTGGTTTTGGTTGTTCAATGTAAAGACAACCGCTACTTGCGCCATACCAACTGGCCTAGTTTTTCCACTTCTTTTGGACTTATTTAGCGGGTAAGATAAACAAGATTGTCAACATCACATCAACAATTTAAAAAACGTTTTCTTAGCGTAAAGTATGGTCGGGTAACTGCAAACCTCTTAAAAAAGGGTTTTGGTTGTCCAATATTATTCTACTTTCTTTTTTTTCTTCGTCAATTTTTTTATTATATTTTTCACTAAAGGTTTGACTGCGTTAAGAAGTAGTGGACTACTGGCAGCGACCAAGCCGATAACAGCAGTAGATACAAGAGTAGAAATTTCTGGAATGTACTGATCTTTAAACGTGACGTTTTCATAGAGAGTAATGCATTCAATATTATCTTCGCCTCTTTCATGGCCGATAACACGCTCTAATCGTTTTTCGTTACGAAAGTCTCCAACGCGCTGTTGCTTAGAACTTGGACAATCTGGTATAAATTTTTCTTCAGTTTCTTTTTCTGGTATTTTTGTTTCTTTTTGTGGTGGTGGTTTTGGTGTTTCGGCGCTTGGTTTGTTTTCTTGTTTTTCCTCTACAATCGTTAGATTTCTAGGGTTGTAGTCGATTGGGTTATAAGAGGGCATTGACCCTTCAGGACAGCTAAAAAAAGCCCCTTGCGGGTCATCTTCTATGATTGCAGTATTTTTTACAGAACTATCTCTATGAGATTTAACACAACCGGGTAAATTTATATTAGGTAAAGGTATATTTAAAGTGCTGTTTATATTGTTTGGTACATTAACAACAGTAGGAATATTAATTGTGTTTATATTTGGAACTACAATTTCAGGTATTTCCAAAGGTTTATCTTTTCAGAGGATTAATAGGAATTGAAGGACCAGAAATATCTGGCATAGTTTTTTTCATTACACCCGGTAAAATGTCTTTTACATTACCGACAACTTCATTAAGCATTTTTGTTTTAAACTGTTCTGAAGTTACATATTTATATCCAAAGTACGCCCCGCCTGTGATTGATGCTACCATCAAAAAAGAAACAATACTGAGAACATTCGCTATTTTTTGAAACATTTATGTTAAGAGAAATTTTGTTAAAATTAGCAGCGCCACTTACTTTGATGACGTTGTTTTTGATCCTTGGGTTAATGCCTCTGTATCTGATGGCTGGTTTTCTCCGGGTGACTCTTGAGTCTCAAGGATCTGCTGTTCCAAAATCTTCATTGCACCATTAATTTCAATCATGGCAACTTGTAAATTTTGCCTTTCTTGTGCAAGTTGTTGCAGTTTTTCTTGTAAATTCATAATTTAAGA